AGTTCCAATTCTCTGTTGGAACTTCAACAGTCACTCAATTTACATTTGAAAATTACAAAACCTATTTTAACCCACAACAAACAGTTGGTGTTGGATCTACAGGAACACATTATACGATTACTACCACTGGTTTAGGAACACAAGCAATTCAAACTGTAGAAAATCGTTTTGTGCCTCAACAACAGATTTACATTAAGGATCACAAGTTCTTTACTGGTCAAAAACTAGTTTATAACATGGGTATCGGTGGTACATCTCTTGTTTGGGCAAAAGTATCTGCTGGTGCAACTTCTGGAGTAGGAACTGAGGTTCTTCCTGATGGTGATGTGTATGCCGTTGATTTTGGTAAAGATTATATTGGATTAACTACTGTTGCTTTCTCTACAGCTGCTGATGCCATATGGTTCTATGGTGTTGCGTCTAATTCTGGTCTTGCACACTCATTTACAACCGCATATCCTAAAGTATCAACTAAAGTCGAAAGATTCTTTGGAGAAGTTGGAGTCAATTCTGCTCATGGACTAACAACAGGTGATCTTATCAAACTTGAAGCTATACCAAAATCTTCTGAGTCTACAAAGTTAAGATATGATCCAGTTATAGCTAAAATTACAACAAAAAGAGTTGGATTCACATATACAAGTTTCTCTCCCGACTTAACCCAAATAAACATCAACGATCAGGACTTACAGAGTTATGATAAAGTTGTTTATTACGATAATGGTAATACAATCACTGGATTGATGAATAACGAAACTTATTTCGTTCTTAGAGAAGATCCAGAGTCCATAAAACTCTGCAAATACAAATCTGATGTATTTGACTCTAATCCAGTCGCAATATCAACAGTATCGACTGCAAGTGCTAACAATTTAAGTTATATTGCTAAGATCAACCCACCTCTAAGTTTCACATCAGGTAATACAATCGTATTTGATGTATCGGATCAAAGTCTTCTTGATATGAGGTTAGATTTCTTTGATGATCTCACTTTCAATAATAGACTTGATGTTCAAGGCACAAATACTGGTGGATTTAACATTACTAGAAGTGGTATTCCTGGCGACCCTAATGCCACAGTCACAATCAATACTGAGACAGGTTGGCCAACAAAAACATACTACGATCTAACTCCTGTTGTCCCATCAGACACAAGAAAGACATTTGGATCATCAGATACTGAGGTAACAGGAAGAAACAACATAACATTCAAAGATATAGTCCTTAGAAACGAACATAGTATTTCAGTCAAAGATGATAAGACATTTTCATTCAATTTAAAAGAAAAACCACTAGAATCCCAAAAATTTGTTTCTAGGGTTGGTGTAAGTACAATAACATACAGTACAACATCTTCTAGTGCTAGAGGGCCTGTATTCAAGACTAAAATTAACTTCCCAGGCAAAGGATATACTCTTTTACCTAGAGTTATTGGTTTTGCAAGTACACAAGGTAAAGATGCTATCGTAAAAGTGTCATCTCCCGAAATTGGACAAATTGATAACATTGAAAGAATCAAAGATGGATTTGACTATCCAACTGATCCTACTTTGTTACCATTCTTGTCAGTTCCCGCTATAATTGATATAAGTGGTATTTCAAGAATTAATAGTATCGAAGTTACTGATGGTGGAACAAGATATAACCAACCACCTACACTTGCAGTTCGTGGTAACAGTAATGTACAGATTGCAGCACATATATCTGGTGGATCTGTAGATAGAGTTGAAATCATCAAAAATGCTTTTGAATTTAAAGAACCACTAAGCATTATTACAACTAATAACTCTAATGGTTATGATATTGATGCTATTAGTCATAGTGGTACTACAGTTACTGCCGAATTGTTATTAGATGCACAGTTCAATATTCCAGTGACAACTGGTTTTGCATCTACAGAAACTAAGTTACCATTTGCTATTGGTGACAAAGTATTTGTTGAAGGATGCAGATTAAAACCATCATCTATACTTGCTGGAGATGCAAACTTTAATTCTACTGATTATGATTCTTCTTTCTATACCGTTACTGGTGTCAATACCTCCAATGCAACTGTGCAGTTCAGTATGGCAGATGCGCCTGGAATATCCACAGTAACATTAGGAACTTATGATGATGACTTTACATTAGGTTCTATTGTTAACTTCAACGATATGGCGAAGTTCAATATGACTATTATTGATGATTCCAAATACTTATCTGGTGAAAAGGTAACATCTAGAAAATTTGAAGGAATAGTTTCGGAAAATGGTTGGGATGTAAACATAGGTCAACTTAGGTTGAGAGATACTATTGGAACTCTTCTTCCAGGCGATACTTTATTTGGTGAAGTATCTAAGTTAGAGGGTCAAGTAAGAGATGTAAACAGATTTAGTGTAGAGACTACTCTTGGAGTTACTAGAGATAAGGTTTCTAAGAATGATATGAATATTGGTATTCTTAATGATTTCAGTCAAAGATTATCCGATAATTTCTACTTCCAAAAATTCTCATACTCAATTAAGAGTAGATTGCCATATACAACATGGAAAGAATCAGTTAAATCTATTGTTCACCCATCTGGATTCTTAGAGTTCTCAGATCTTATTATTGAAAGTGATCCAATTGCAAATGCTCCTGATGTTGTGGGAATTGCTAAGTCTACTAACATGAAGGTAAAACCAGTAGACTCTTCTGTTGAACTTATCTTGAACATTGATAAAGAAATGTACATGGGTAGAAGAGATAATTTTGCCATAGTTACAGAAGATGATCCTTTGCCTGATGGATCAGTTCAGAGAATATTCTTCCCAGAGGGTAGACCAATAAAAAGTTTCATTATGAACAAGACTAATAAAGTCTTAAACTTAGATGATATCTCTAATGGTTTTAATGGTGCTCATGACAGAACAGGAACTCTAGTTGGTAGTAAACAATTCCAATTAACTACTGGCGGAAAACCAGTATTTAAAAAGTCATTCCTAGCTACTGGAGTGATGACTCAAGTTGATTTACTTCTCAATACCATACAGATACAGAACCATGATTTTCAAACTGGGCAGGCAGTTTCTTATGATACTCAAGGTGGCGATAAACTTAGTATTGCAACTACTTCTCATGCCCTTGGATCAAAAGATATTGTTATGTCTGTGGTTACATCTGGTATAGGTGGAAGTTCAATGTATGAAAATGGTTATAATGTTCAAATTCCAGGCCCCGTAACAGGAACTGCCGTAACAGAAAATCCTCCAGGCGCTCTATTCAGAATATATGGATTTGGAAATGCAGATGGAGGTATTCCTGGCACAGGAGGAAGTGGTAGTGGTTCTATCTTCCAAGTTAAGTTTGATTTTGACCAAACCACAGGACAATGTATATCTACTGCTGTTACTCTAATTAATGGTGGTAGAGATTATATTGTAGGTGATAACGTAAGTATTGCTGGTACATATCTTGGTGGTGCAACTCCAGCAAATAACTTGACCTTCCCTGTAACCAAAACAACAGGATCAAGAGTTGGAATAGAAACAACATATACTAGTATTCCATCAACCAATGATGGTGGTGGATCAGGAGCAACTTTCAATGTAACTAGAGATGCCAACTTAGATATTTCTGGTGTAAGTGTTGTTACTGGTGGAACTGGATATGCTACCACAAATACAATCTCAATTGCAGGGACATACATAGGTGGGGCAACTCCAGGCGATAATATTACATTGACTCCTGTAGAGTGTGGAACAAATAAATTACCTGATGAGTTTTTTATTCAGAAAGTAGATGATCTTAAGTTTAGGGTTGCTGGATTCTCTACATCATTACCATTTGATATTACTTCTCTAGGAACAGGAACACATCTACTCAAAGTTTTAGATCCAACTAAACAGACTTTGATCATGGTTGACAATATCATTCAAACTCCTCTTACAAATAAGAGACTGAAGGTTACAGTATCTGAAGCGGTTGGTATCAATACAGAAACTATAACAGTTAGTGCTGGAATTGGATCATTGACTAAAGGTGATGTATTGAGATTAAATAGTGAATATGTTAAAGTAAAACAGATAGGTGATTCCACATTTGTCAATGCAAGAACAGCAGAAATTGAAAATACTGTCGATAATGCTTTCTTTTATGATACCAACAGATCTAACTCGACAGTTATCAGAGTTTCCGATACTTCGGTGACTTTAGATGATAACCCTCCATATTAACTATAAATAAAGAAAAAACGTTTTTAAGTAATGGCTAAACAAGGGATTAGTACTGGTTCGGCTCCCAATGATGGGACGGGCGATACCCTATTGGCAGGGACTATTAAGATCAACGATAATTTTAATGAAATATACGATAAGTTCGGAGACGGTACTAATCTTGTAAGTTTTGTTTCTTTCGCTAGTACTGCTGGGTATTCTACAAACTGTGGTATTGCATCAACGTCTGTTCTTGCTGGTCTCGCATCAAGTGTTACAGATAATATTGATATCAATACATCAGGTGTTGTTACAACAAGTTATGCAGATGTTGGTAAGATTACCATTCAACAGCCTGGTGCGATTACAGATGGCCCAATTGAAGTTGGTTTTGCTGCAACAATGTTCCGCATTAAAGCTGACGGTATGGTTGGTATCGGAACATCTCTGCCTACATCTCAATTAGAAGTCGCATCATTCTCAAATGAAAGACCAACTATATGGGCAGTTGCAAAAGGTAATGGACATGGATTGCGAGTATCCGATCAAGAAGTATCAGATAATAAGTCATTTGTAGTTACTAATGAAGCGTATACTGGTATAGGATCTACTGCTCCGACATGTAGATTAGATGTTAAAGGAGATATTTTAGTCAGTGGTGCAAGCACTCTGATGGATCAGGTCAACTTTAACTCTGATATTACTGAAAAGGTTGTAGGGAACTTTAGTGATGTCATGACCGTAAGTGCAGGCGGTACATTCACTATTGACGTTTCGCAGGGATCTGTAATATGTGGTGTTGCAACAACATCTATCAGTTCATGGGCATTTACAAATGTAAGTGGTCAGAATAGTAAAGCTACCACAGCGACACTAATCATAAATGCAGGGATAGGATACACTTATGGTGATACAGTAACAGTGAATGGAGCATCAGTCGCAACAGGTATTAGATGGGTAGGTGGAAATCCTCCGCCAGCCACATCAAACGAAGACATTCTAACGTTCAGTGTCATTAGAGATAGTACTGGAGTTACGAGAGTATATTGCAGCAGTTCTATTAACATTAGTTGAGGGAAACGATTAAATGCCAAGGACTACGCCTGGATCAGGAGCCCTCCTAAAACCATCTTTCGATTCATTCTATGGAGTCAGTTCTATAGAAGTTTTGAATGGGGGAACAGGCTATGCAAAAACAGATCCACCTAAAATTGTAATTGAAGGAACATCAGATCCAGCAACGGAGGGAGTCTTTTTTCCAGTAATAAGTGGTATTGGAACTATATCTGAAGTTATTATCTTCAAATCTGGATTGGGATATTATCCAGTTTTCAGCACATCTTCATCTTCTGAAATTGCTGTAGAAAGAGGAGCTTTTGGTACACAAGCTGCTGGTCATGGAGCTGGTATTGCATATTCTGTTTTTGCTGGTGATTATAATATTGTTGATGATAATATATTCTTCACTGATGCACCTTATGGTAAATCTGGCCCTGCTGGACTGCAAACTGGGTCATCATTTTCTGGTAGGTTATTTTCTAGAAAATTAGATCCTTTCGATGCAAAAGATCAAAACGTAATTCTGGATGATATATCATTAGATTTTACAGGTGTCGCTGGAACTCAATTCACTTTATCTGAAAATACTGGTGTTGTAACTGCTCTTTACAATAGCGTGAATACTGGTGTAGATATTAATAATAACCCATTTATTTTAATTAACAATATTGTTCAAACTCCAGGCCTTGATTTTGAAATAGTAGATAGTGCAGAAAATAAAATTAACTTCCTAAGTGGAGTTCCTAGAGCTGGAAGAATAAGTAAAGTAGGACTTCAAACTGGATCTGGATATTACTTACCCACCAAAGGTGCAGCAAGAGTTGGTGTCGGTACAACTGGTAGTCTTGAGTTCATTCAGATAGAAGGAAAAGGACAAGGATATAGAGAAGTACCAGAAATAAGTGTAAGATCATCCCAAGGTTACGGTGCAAGTATTACCGCCTTCTTAGGTGAATCTTCCTCAAGCAGCATTGCAATTTCTACTGTAACTTACAATCATATTGCTGGTATTGCTACATTTAATACTGGTGCAGTATCTCATGGATTTGAGATTGATGATAGAGTTAGAATCACTGGTGCTGGGTTTACGTTTACTCCTGTATCTGCTGCAAGAAATATCAACACATTTGGATTTAACTACATCTCAGGTATTGCAACTATAGGTGTAACTGGTGGACACTATATTGGTGTGGGAGAAAATCAAAGTAGAAGTTTACTCTTACAAGGTATTCAAGTAAGTGACGGTATATCCACATACACCCTCAGAGAGGACGCCTATCCAATTACAGAAGTAATTGATAGTCTTAACGTCTTAGTTAACTTGGGCATCGCCACACAACCTTTAACCTATGAAGGAGGTGGAACTGTTCGTGCTGGTGTAGATACTGCCATTATGGAGGGTAGAAACGTAATAGGTTTTGACGTATTAGGAATCACAACAAACACTATTGAAACATTTGTTGGTATATCAACTTTTGAACATCAATATGTCACTGGTGGTGTAATCAATAGAGCAGAAGCAGGCATAATTACAAACTTTAGTATCGTTGAAGGTGGAACAGGTTTTTACATACCTAGAGAAATATCTTTCTTAGATCAAACTCCTGTAAATGGAATTACAACCATTACTGCTTTTGGTGATCAGGTAGGAACGAGTATAAACATATCTGAATTAGATTATGAGTCATTCTCTGGTGTTGCAACCATTCATGCGGCATCTTCTCACGGATTGACAACTTCAAGTGTTGTAAAACTAACTGGTATTGCATTTAGCACTGGTGTTGGAGACATAACATTCCCATCAGATTCTCAAAAATATTTTGGTGTCACAGGTATCATAAGTGCAAAGAATTTTACTGTGAATATTGGTGCTGCGATGACAACCACTGGCATCCATACTGCACAGTCTGGTATTGGATCATTCATAGAATTTGAAGGACATGGATTAGAGACTGATGATTATGTTCAAACCACAGGTATTGCAGTCACATTTACAAGTGCCCCTGCTGTTCAAGTTGGACATGTTGAATATGATGAGAGGTCTGGTATTGCAACTGTCACTACAAGAAAGAATCATAACCTCACAGAAGATGATTGTGTTGTTCTTTCTGGTATCGCATTTACTTGCGACTATGACCCTGCCCTAGGCGTTTCTAGTGCATTGTATGATAACATAACTGGAGTTCTAACTGTCACTACTGCCGCACCTCACGGCTACAAGGTAGGTAAGGATGTTATTCTAACTGGTCTTGCATTTACATGTGCCATAGACGGTGGTGCAAAAGATCATTACTATCCAAGAAGTAGATCAACTGCGTATGATACATCTCTACCAATTACAGGTTATGCTGGTACTGCACTTGCAATAGATGTTGGTATATCTCGTGTTAAAAATCAATACGTTCATAGATTTGAAGAGGCAATCACTGGTGCATTAATATATGGTGGTGATTATCCTCACCAATTCCTTCGTGCAGAAGAAGGTGCATTACTAACTGGTGGCCCATACTTACATGAGTTTCATGGTGCAACTGCAACATCTACGTTTGCTGGTGGGGATTATGCACACACATATGTAAGTTCTGATGAAAAAACAATAAAAGTTGGTGGAGATTATGCACATACATTCGTGCCATCTGAGACAATTGCGGATGGCATTAGTATAGTCGGGGGCGGAACCACCACACCTACAGGTGCCGACTATACTCCTAGTACTGGTTCGTTAATATTGACTGTCAATAATCACGGTTTGACAGGCCCTTCACAACATTCAATAACGACTGCAAATTACAACCCGATAGTAGGTATCTTAACTATCACCGTTCCTAGTCACGGATTTGCAAATGGTGATATGGTTAGGATTGCAGATAATTCTATTGGTTGGAAGTGTTCACTAGATGCATTTACATCGACAAAATATTATCCAAGGACAACAGACCCATTAAGTAACAACTGGGTTCCAATATCAAACAAAACAACAGATACTTTTGAGGTCTTTGCTGGTATTACTACTAGATTAGATTACACAGTCTCTGGAGCGGACTACACACCCTCTGTAGGTGTCATGACAATGAGTATTGGAACACATGATCTTACAGTTGGACAAAGTATTAAGTTCAGAGATAGTTCATTAGGATTTACTTGTGAGGCCGATGCTAATACTGCAATAAAATATTATCCAAGATCAAAAGATCCAACTTATAATACTGCTGTTCCAATTATAGGTGCGGCTGGAACCACCATTACTGTAAATGCTGGTGTGTCAACCATAGTCAAATACAATATTAGATTTGCTGCTTACACTCCAGCATCAGGTATTATGACTGTCTCTCTTGATAGATTACATAATTTTCAAGCTGGTGAAACAATTAAATTCAAAAATGGTTCTGTTGCTTTCAAATGTGAACAAGATGGTTTCCAGAGTAATCACTTCTATCCAAGACCACAAGATCCATATTATGACAAACCAGTAACTCTTGTTAGTGCTGCTGGTACTGAATTTGTTGTTAACGTTGGTGCAACAGGTGGTGCAAATATGTACCAGTTCTTACCCAATCAAGGTGTTGCCGTAGAAGGAGTCATAGCTGGTGGAGATTACCCCTACTCTCTAGTTGGTGTTGGCACTGATGCCGTTATAACTGGTGGTGGAGATTACACACCATATTGGTATCAAAATTCAGTTGCAAATGCCTTAGAAAGACCAACTCAACAGGTTCAAATTCAGAAAGCTGCATTATCATTCAAATGCGCTAAAGATAATTACGCAACTATTCATGCCTATCCAAGACCTACAGATCCAGCATATAACACTAATCTTGGAATAGTTTCCGTAACTCAAAACACTTTTGAAGTAAGAGTTGGGCCTTCCACAATACAGGAACGTTCTATATCAACATCAACATACAACCCTGCAACAGGTGAGTTTACAATGACTGTTGGTGCTGGACACTCATACATCAATGAATCAGCTCATACAATTTCGACGGCAACGTACAATACTAGTACTGGTGTACTAGAACCAACCATTGCAAATCATGGTTTTGTTGCTGGTGAATATGTTAAGTTTGATTTGGGTTCTATCTCATTTACATGTGATCTTGATGGTCATAATGCTGCCAAGGCATATCCAAGATACTCCGATCCATATCTTAATAAGTGGTTGCCAATTTATAACGTTGGTGTAAATACATTTTCTGTTTATGTTGGTATTGCAACTCTTGGTGGAGACCACACATTTGTATCTGCAACTTCTGGTGGTCTTAAGAAAGCAAGAGACACTGTTGGGATTAATACTGCATCTATTAACTTTACTTGTGCCAGAGATAATCATGCAACCATACATGCGTATCCAAGACCCGATGATCCTATAGGTGGTAACGTATCTGTTGGAATCGGATCAACATCAGCAACTACACTGACTATTAATGTAGGTGTATCTACGATAGTTAATTACAATATCTCTACTGCTGCCTATACTGCAAGCACTGGTATTATGACTGTGTTCTCTAATGTTCATGGTTTCAATGGTGCAATCAGCGATAAAACAATCCAGTTCGCAACTTATGATGCTGGTAGTGGTATTATGACCGTTACTACAAATCAAGAACATGGTTTAACAACTGGTAATAGAGTTCAGTTTAAAAGAGATTCTGTCAGGTTTAGATGCCAGATGAATCAAAGAAAAACAATCAAGAGTTATCCAAGAAGAAAAGATCCAGCAGATCAAAATTGGTTATCTGTAACAACCATAGATCTAAACAATTTTAGTGTAAATGTAGGAACATCTCCTCTTGTTTACCACAGTCCTACAAGTGGATCTTTTGATCCGTTTACTGGATTAATGACTGTGGATATTGGATCACATTCATTACAAAAAGGAACATCCGTAAAACTCAAAACAAGAGCATTCAAATTCACTTGTGCTTTAGACAATCATGCGACAAATCACTTCTACCCAAGGGCAAGTGGCATATCTGGCCCAGACCCTGCTTATAATACTGCTGTTAAGATTACTTCTACAACAGATACTACTATTACACTGGATGTAGGCAAATCATCTAATCAGACTGAACACATATTTGTTTCTGCGGCTGCTAACTCTGTTATCAGTGGCGGTGACTATATTCATACATTTGAAAATGCAGAACTAGATGCATTGTTAATTGCCAGAGATACTCTCGGTCTTGCAACCGATTCTTATACATGGAGGTGTTCACAGGATAATTATGCAACAGATCACACATATCCAAGAACCACTGACCCAATACACAACATAGAGGTTGGTGTTGTAACTTCCACTACAGATACATTCACAATCAATGTAGGAATTACATCGAGGGTCAAGTTCAACATAACTAACGCCACATATGATGCAAATAGTGGATTGGCAACAGTAACCACGGACACATCACATGGATTATCAACCACTACCAGTGTTGGATTAGCAACAAATAGTTTGATATATTCATGTTCTATGGATCAATATGCAACAGAACATGCATACCCAAGAATTACTGACCCTGCTCATGATACTGCTCTATATCCTACTGCTGTAACATCTAATAATGTAACTCTAAATGTTGGTGTTTCTACCAGAGTAGAGTATAATATTAACCATGCAGATTATCATGAGTCTATTGGTATTATGACTATGTTCCTACCAGCAGTTCATGGTATTACAACTGCTGCTGGAGTAGGTAGAAATGTCAAGTTAAAAGATGAGTCAATTCTATTCTCATGTTCTCAAGACAACTATGCTACAAAACAATTCTATCCAAAGGGAGGAGATCCTTACTATAATGGTTCACTGATTACTAGAGTTATCAGTAACACTCAGATTGAAACTCAGGTAGGCCCATCTACCACACCTAGTTTCTATAACTCTGGTGGTAAGATTCAAGGTGTCATACTTGCACCTAGACTTAATAACAACTCTCCTAGTGGAACTGACTTTGCTGCTGGTGGTACGTTTGTAGACAAGATTATTGATAGTAAAACTTACGTTGTAAATGTTGGTATATCTACAGTTGATCACAACTATGCTAGAGCTGGACTTTCACAACAAGGTAAGAGAATTGCTTCTTCAATAGAACAAGGATTCTCTGGATTCGATGTTATTGAAAAGATTGATGCTGCAAAATTCCGTATTGATGCTGGAATTACAACACAAATTGCCTTGTATAAGAGAGGTGGTGAAATTACTAAACCTGTGTTTATTGATGTTACAGAACCAGATCCATACTTTAACAGAAAATTAGAATATATCTCAGGAACATCTGG